ATTGACAGTATTAAAGTATCTTTTGATAACTTTGCATTACCTTTACTCATTTTTAAAATCATTTCTTTTTATTCTCCTTTACTAACTTGTTAAAATCTTTTGATTCCTTAGGAGATAAACCCGCAAAGTAATTTAAAAGATTATTATCATAATCTTTAAAAAGTTTTTTAAGTCTTTTATTCATTTTTTAATATCTCCTAAACTAATTTATTTTTTTTAACATCGATAACTGCTAATTTTTTATTATCGTCATATCTTACATTTAAAAATTCTACATTCATTTTCTTTACATCATCTTTATTAAATAATCTTCCATTATCTGGAGATACAAAATTCATATTATAAAAGTCTTTTTTACTTTCATAATATTCAAATATCTGTTTTTTATTTTTCAAAACAGCATATTGAGCTGGAATGCAAGTTACATTAATCATTTTTTTAATTAAATAAGTTTGAATTTAAAAAAGAAGTTTTTACACTTCTAATATTTATTTTAACATATATTTGATATATGTTAATATCATTTATAATTAAATATCTTCTATGTTTTGTAGTTTTAAAGACTCTTTTAGAAATTCATTACATAACTTAATTTCTTCTTCAGTATCGGCCTTTAAATCTTCATTTTCATTTTTCCAAGAAGAATCAATTTTTCTCTCTTCCAATAGTGTTAATCGATCATTAACAATACCATCAATAAAATTTAATAATTTTGAATTCATAATTAATTAAATAAGTGTTTACGGCCTTTAACCCTTACGGCCTTTAACGGCCTTTAAGATGTCCAGGATTTTTGAAACTAAAATAGTTTCATAAAAGGATATTATTAATATCCCTTTAAGCAACTATTATTAAACTAAATATTTAAAAGGATCATCCAATAATATAAATAATTCTTCTATTCTCTTTTTTAATTGGTTAATTTCCAGCTGGGTAAATTGGCCTTTAAAGATGTCTTCAATATCGTCATCAAAATGAAAGTCTAAACTATTCTTTTTTAAATCAAAAATAAACTGTTTAGCTTTCTCAGGACTTGTTAGTTTTTTATTAAATTCCATTTTTATCCCTTTCTTCTAAAGTTTCTTTTATTCCCTCTAATCCCCTACAAGTTGTTTCTAATTCTTGAAAATATTCATTTACTATATCCCTTAAATATTCATCATCTTTTTTACAATTATCTATTACTTTATTTATTAAATCAATTTTTTCTTCTTCTTCTTTAGTCACTTCATCCCAACAAAAACCAAAACCAAAACAGTATAAATCTATTCCCATGAATTGCTTACTTGGTTTTAAATCCCAATTTAACCAACTTTCTCTAGATTCTATACATTCTTGATTTTGATAATAATTTAATACTTCTTTAGCTACTTTTAATGTGAAATAGGGATTCCTCCATCCATTCCACGTACTACCGTCAGAAAATCCTTGAAATATAGGATCTTCATTTATTTGAAATTTTGTTAGTTTCATTTTTTTAATTAAATAAGTTTTTAAAGTAAATAATCTCTATTAATAGAATCTTTTAATTCTTCTAATTGAGATTGTGGTAAAAATTGAATAATTGATTTAATGATTTGATCACTATTAAATTTTTCTTTTAATAAATCAATATCATTTAAAATTTCAATTCTTAAATCTTGAGTATCCATAATTTAAATTAAATAATTTTGAATAAAAAAAGTAACTCAATTAAGAGTTACTTAAACATACAATTTTTCTATTTTCATAGAATAAAATTGTTTTTCTTAAAGTCTCGTTTTGACTTTTTAAATCTTTTATTAAAAGATCTTTATCTTGATTTAAAATTTCAAGATGTTTTATTTGCTTATGTAATTGATTTAAATCATGCATAATTAATTTTTAACCTCAAGATAATTGCAAGCCGTTTCAACATTATTTAAACAGTCGATTTTTTGAGATTTGAGTAAACTGTCAGATATTCCCAAATAAAGAATTGATCCAATGCTTACATATAAAAATAAGTGTTTAATCATTTTTTTTATTCTCCTTTTTAACTTCTTCAATTAAAGGATCAATAAATTTATTGAATTCTTCTTTTAGTTTTTCTTCGTTTGTTTGGGTTAGATCTAATTCAATAGATCTATCATCAAAACTTTCAAAAATAATACTAGGCATGATTTTAATTAAATAATTTTAGTATGTTTAGCTTTATTAGCTCTGTAAGAGCTTTTAAGCTGACTTGCTTAGGTTTATCAATTAAAGATAATTAAGCTTGTCTGAAAGGATTTAAATACTAGTAAATATTTATATCCTTAATATTAATGATATCAAATGATATCAATTATTGCTATGGATATTAAGAATATATTTTATTTATTTTTATGGGGTCGGGTTGCAAAAATTTTATGTTGACCTGGGCACGCGGGTAACTTAAATATATTTCGTTTAATTTTTTGGTTCTATGCGAATAGCAAGTTCTGGAGCTTGGATATTAACTGTTTCTACGGATTCACCAACTACTTTACCTAGGCTGTCTAGGATTTGTGCTGCTGTTTGTAATTGACCTTTTGAAACTGCTTTGTTAAATAGACGCATACGCATTGCTTGTAAGCGAGGAATCATTTTATCTCTTTCTTTTAACCAATCTTCATCATTCCATTCTTTAACTTTTTTCCAATCAGCCCAACCTGTTACTAAGGATATGCCTTCTTTTTGAGAATGCTCTATGACAAGTTGACGAGTTGTTTTACCTTCAAGTTGTTTTGAATATAGGCGTTGACAACGAGCTTCTATAACTGCTCTTGAATTAGTACCTTTGTATTTTTGAACACGAGGTTTACGTTGAGGAGCTGGAAGGTCGTAGTTTAGGTTATTTATGAAAGATTCAGCCACGGACTTAGTCTTTATAGGGGTTAATATTTCGATAATAGCCTTAAAAGTATAAAATGCGAAAGAAAATGAGTAATATTATGAAAAAAAGGGTTATATGAGCCTAAATGAGGTCAGTTTAAGATATGCACAGGGGGAAGTGTTTAATAGTGAGAAGAGGTTTCGAGTGTTGGTTGCTGGAAGAAGGTTTGGGAAGAGCTATTTAAGCTGTATTGAGTTGTTGAGGGGTGCTATTAAAAGACCGGGAGAGGTTTATTTTTATTGTGCTCCTACTTATAGGATGGCAAAAGATATTGCATGGAAGGAATTAAAGAGATTAGTGCCTAAAACATGGGTTCAGAGTAAAAATGAGACTGATTTGAGATTAGATTTAATAAATGGGTCAAGTATTGAATTGAAGGGAACTGAAAATGCGATGGCATTGAGGGGAAGAAGTTTAGCTGGTGTTGTATTGGATGAGGCTGCATTTATGGATCGAGATGTATGGGCTGAAGTTATTAGACCTGCATTGGCTGATAAGCAAGGTTGGGCATTGTTTATCAGTACACCTGATGGAACTGCGAGTTGGTTTTATGATATGTGGTGTTTTTGTGGAGAACAGGAATGGGATGATTGGCAAAGATGGAGTTTTACGACTATTGAGGGGGGTAATGTTGCAAAAGAGGAGGTTGAGGCAGCGAGAGGTCAATTAGATGCGAGAACATTCAGACAGGAATTTGAGGCAAGTTTTGAAAATCTTACTGGATTGGTTGCTGTTAGTTTCAGTGATGACAATATTGACAAGGAAGTACAGGATTTACACATGATGCCCTTGTTGTTGGGTTTAGATTTTAACGTTGACCCTATGGCAGGGATCTGTGCGTATAAGCATGACAATTGTCTTTATGTCTTTGATGAGATCATGCTGACAGGAGGTGCTACCACATGGGATTTTGCTGAAGAAGTGACTAGAAGGTATGGGGTTGATCGAAGAATTATTGCCTGTCCTGACCCTACTGGTAGTGCAAGAAAGACCAGTGGAGTGGGTGTTACTGATCATACGATACTTAGAAGGTCTGGTTTTACTGTTTTAAGCCCTAAAAGTCCTTGGAAGATAAGAGATAAGATAACTGCTGTTAATACTGCGTTGCTTGATGCCAATGGAGATCAAAGAACTTTTATTCATCCAAGATGTAAAGAATTGATAAAAGCACTGAGGACTCTTACATATGCACCTAATACAGGTTTACCTAATAAAAATCTTGGTGTAGATCATGCTTTTGATGCTTTTGGCTATCTTTGTCTACAGCAATTTAACCTTGCAAAACCAGAGACATTAGGTCAGACTTCGTTTAGAATATACTAAAGATACCTAATTCTTACTATGTACCACTCGACTACAAAGAAAAAGAAGAAGAAAAAGAAGGGAGGTAAGAAACGTGGCGAATGTTCCTGTAAATAAAGCGTTATACTCTAGGGTAAAAGCGGAAGCTAAACGTAAATTTAAAGTTTACCCCTCTGCTTACGCCAACGCATGGCTTGTACGAGAGTACAAAAAACGTGGTGGAACTTATCGAGTAGCTAAGAAAAGTGCCTCAAAAAAGAAAAAGTAGCAGAACTAAAGGCGGTTTAGACCGTTGGTTCAAAGAAAAATGGGTAGATGTCAAAACTGGCAAGCCTTGTGGTCGTCAAAAAGGTGAAAATAGAGGTTATCCAGCCTGTAGACCCAGTAAACGTGTATCAAGTAAGACACCTAAAACTACTGGAGAGATGTCAGCAGCAGAAAAAGCTAGATTTAAGCGTGAAAAGACAAGTAGTAAAAAAATAAGTTATCAACATAGACGAAAAAAGAAGAAGAAATAAGTGTAAATTAGCCGTTTTAACGGTAATATGGTTTTATATAGATAAAATCAATGCCAAAGGGATCTTATTCTGCTAAACAACGCAAATTAGCTGCTGTTGCTCCCCCTAGAGATAAAATTACCTCCGCTGATTTTAAGAAATTAAATAAAAAGAAGAAAAAGAGGAAAAAGAAATGAAAAAAAAGAAAGAACTTACAACTAGACAAAAAACTGCATTAGCAAATCATAAAAAGAAAGGAACTCATACTGCACAGCACATGAGAATAATGAAAGAAGAGATGTTAAATGGTAAAACATTTATGCAAGCTCATGCTATTGCTTTGAGGAAAAAAGGAAAATGAGAAAAAAAC